ATGATCGACGACGACGGCAAGGAAATGGTGCGCGCGCCGGTCTTGATATCGGTGGTCGTAACGCCGTGAAAGAAACTCATAAAGCTCAATCTCCAGAAACGAAAAAGCCCCGCATAAGCGAGGCTGTGAGGGATGTTCGTGGTACGCGTAACGGAAAAGAAAACGCCCCGTCAGTGCGGGGCGTTTATTGCAGCGAACCGGCCAACCAGGGCGGCGCCACCGGACGGTGCTCAATCAACGGAAACTCGCCCGCTTCCGGCCAGTTGCGCAATAACTGGCGGTACGCCTGCAATTCGCTGTATTGGACCTGCGTGAGCGTGGTGCCGACCCCGCCTTCCAGCTCGTCGCGATGCCGCGACACGACTCCATCGGTGGCCAGCAAACGCTCATCACGCCATTGCCGCTCAATGGCGGCCAACACCTCAGCCGAGGTCGGAGCCGGATCGATTAACACCGGACCATCGTCAGGACTGAAGTCGATCAACTTACCTTCGGACTGCCCCGTTAACAGCTCATTTCGTCGCTCTAACGTGATGGGGATCGCGTCGTCAGGAAATACCCCACCAAGAGAAACGTCATAAAACCCACTCAAAGACTTACTTGAGAACAGTCCCATATACCACCTAACTAAATAGTTTAATTGCCGCCCTAGTTGCCGATTGCAAACCATGAGACATGAATGGTTGACGACGTGTAATAGGAACGCAGGGAGAACGTGGACAAGCTAAGTGGCAACAATGTCGCCATAGGATATGACCCCACGTTAGCGACGTTATCCGTGATCGTCGTATAACCATGAAAGAAGTTATTAGGGAAGGCGGCCGGAAGCGCGAGCGTATTGGTTGAGTTGATGCCGCACTGAAACGAACCCCACTGTTGGATCAGACCGCTCGGCAACTTCTGATGACCATTAATACCCAAGGACGAGCCAAAGAGCGGAGACGTTCGCAAACATTCAAGGCTTGCATGGGCTCGCCAAAGAGCCCCGTCCGATATCAGCAATATGTCCGAGCCGCTCGACATCGCGTAAGGCGCTCCCACTGACACGTTATTGATGGCGAGCGAGTCCCCCGCCAGCAATGCCAGATTGACCGCTCCCGCTATGCTAGAGGTCGTAATCATGATCGCGGAGCCTTTCGGCAACGTGCTGGCCTTGGGCAGCGTGAGCGTGCCCGCCGCAGACATTTCGATCCGAGTACCGACATGGGCCGCCGTCAGCACCACGGCGCCGCCACCGATCGCCACGCTGTTCGCAAAACCGCCTTTCTCGCGCTGGACAAACTCGGTAGTTGCAAACGATTTGTCGTTGGCAAACTGCGGCTGCGTAAACCAATCCGGACCGGCCAGGGCCTTGGAGTAGCGCAGGGCCGAACTGCCATGCAGCCGCCACACACCTGACTCTTTGGTAAAGGAGGATGTTTCTCCCCATCGCAGCGTTATAAATCCATATTGCGCACCGTCAGGGCTGATCTTATCGGTCCCACCGGCGGAAACTGTCTTATCGAACGCCGACGGGTTATGCAGGACGATTGTTGCGCCAGCGGGAACATCCGCCAGCAAAGGCAGTGTCGCCGCTTGAGCGGCACCCAATGACAGAGAAATTAATTGCCCAATGTCGGCTGCCACAAGTGTGATGGCGCTGCCTGTGACTGCACGACCACTCGAAAAGCTACCCAGTCCCCGCTGTACAAACTCAGCGTTGACCGCCAACTGGTTGTTGGCGAACTGAGGCGGCGTCGGGACCGTGGGAGTGCCCAGAAAAGCCGGAGAGTTGATCGGGGCAAAGCCCTGCGTCACGTTCTGGAACGTCAGCGGCGTGGTGCCCAGGACAATTACCCCATCCGTGACCAGTTGCCAACGGGTGTCGGCCAACGCAGTGCCTTGCTCGACCGACACCAGCAGCGCCGAGGTCACTTCGGCATTGGTATCCGCATCCGGCGCACGCACCCAGGCAGGTGCACCGGCAATGTAAATGCCGTTGTCCTTGGCCACGGTCTGGTTTTTCACCAGCACCCGATCGCCTGCCACCAGGGCGACCGTGTCGATAGTCTGAAGCCCCGCCAGCGCGATGTTGGCCGTGGTGGCCACCCGCACCGACTGCTTGTTGTCGAGTTTGTACAGCTCTTCCAGAATTTTGTTATCGACATACTCGCGGGTCGCCAGCACCACCGACGGGTCAATCTTCAGCGTGATGTTGGCAGCGCTGGACACGATGAAATTCATCCGCACTACTTGTGTGCGGCCCGAGCCCTGCGACAACACCGGCTTGAAACTCGGCGCGCAGTTGGCCACCGCCACCAGATCGCCGTCCGCATCGTACAGGCCGATTTCGCGAATCCAGAAACCGCCCTCGTCGGCCGGAATGACCTGCTCGGCAATGATCACCGCCGGGTTGACCGGATCAATCTTGAGCTGATTCAGCGGACGGCGGCGCCATTCGCGGATCAGTTGGGTTTGCGTTGCGCTCGGAATCGGGTCGGTCAGGTTGGCATCACCCACGCCCATTTCCGTAAGCTTCCAGGGAATGCCGAGCGCGTTGGCATTCGCCTGCTTGGCCATCCCCACGTTCGTGAGGATCGCAAAAAACTGCGAATTCGCATCAATCATAATAAACGTCCAGGGTGTCTATGGAGTGTTCGCGGCCGACCACGCCGATGGTTCCGGTGACCTCGATGTCACGCATAACCGGCGGGTAAACGTCGATTTCGTCGCCTTCGTACAGGGCAACACTGATGTTCAAAACGCCTTGAGTTTCGAGGCTGATCGCCAACCCCGTCAGGTGCCGGGTGACCGGCTTGGCGTCGTCGATCAGGCGTTCCAGCTCCTGATACATCTCCTCGGTGATCCCGGTGTCCAGAACGCCAACCTTCAGCGCGAAGGTGCCCGGCACGCCCTCAGGCACGGTGTTGAACCACTCGATAATTTCGATCAGGTAGCCCAGGGGCTCGACCACCCGACGCAGCGCGCCGATGGTCCCTTTGTGGGCATGGATGTAATAAGAGGCCTTAATGGCGGCGCGCTTGGTCGCCTCAGTCCATCGATAGTCCCAGCGATCGACCGACCACGCCCACGCCAGATGCGGCAGCAAATGCACCGGACAGGTATCGGCGTTGTAGAGGTCGCGCAGCGGAACAATCGTTTTCTCGAAGAACGTCGCCTCCATGGCCCGTTCCAGTTGCGTGCTGTTGATCGGCAGTAGGCTTTTCATATCAGCCCGCCAGCGTCACGGTGTAGCCCGTACAGAACGCCGCCTGAGCCTTGGTCGGGGCCAGGTCCTGCCAGCCGACCAGCTCAACCCTGGAAACGCCGGCCACGTGCAACTGAGCGTCGACACCGGACCGTGCCACCTCGATGCCCAGCCGTTTGCGCGGATTGATCCAGGCCGCCAATCGACTTTTCGCCTCGGCCAAACTGGCATCCGCTTCGGGGCCGGCGCTGGCCATGTGCAAAATCGCGGTAACCTGGTAAGGGATCACCTGGGCGCTCTGCACCGTCACCCGATCGCACACCGGCCGCACGTCGTCATCATTCAGCGCAGCGACCACCGTGGCCAGCAGCTCCGGCGGCGCCACGCCCTGCCCGTCCAACCCCAACACCGTTACCGTCACGTAACACGGCGCCGGGCTTTCGGCGGTGGCATCCGCCACCAACCCCGAGGCGTTGCGCGCATGCAGGATGTAGCTGTTACGCGGGCCGGCCGTGGTCAACCCTTCATAGGCCAACTGGATACGCTCGCGAAACGGGTCGTCGTCCTCCTTGACCTCCGGCACCGGTGGCACCGCCAGCAGGTCCTCAGCCTGAATGACCAGGCGCTTCAGATTAACGTTGGCCCCCAGATGATCGAGGTCGCCCTTTATCGCGTGTGCCAGCAATACCGCTTTGCCGGCGTCATTCACCCGGGCGCGGTTGCCGACCTTGATGTACGCGCCGACCTCCAGCACCTTAGTCACCGGATCGCTTTCAAGGGCGGCCGTCCAGTTGCCGCCCATGTACCCGCGAAAAACCCCCAGCCCCTCCTGATAAACCTCTTCGAAGTCCAGAGGCTCCAACACAGTCGGCGCCGGCAGCGACGACAGATCCACGATACTCATACGGCTACCTCCAACGTGACGCCGTCGCCCAGGTACTCGCCGACAATCTTCAGGTTGATTTGCCCGCCAATAACGGAAATGACGCGCACCTGATCCAGTTTCAAACGCGGCTCCCAGCGCCCCAAGGCACGGGCGACTTCAGCCTGTACGGCGCTTTTCCAGCCCTCATTAACGGGCAAGTCAACAAACCGCCGGAGCTTGCTGCCGTACTCCGGCCGATGCCGGCGGCTGCCCAACGGCGTGCCCAAAATGTCTGGAACGGATTGCCGCAAGTGCGCGATGCCGGAAATGGGTTGGCCGGTGTGGCGATCCATTCCGATCATCTAAATCACTCCTTCAGCAGCTCGAACTCTTCGTTGGCTTTCAGGAACTTGACGGCGTCGGTATCGGACACCGAAACCTCTACCACCCCCTTGTTCACCGGTAGGGTGCGGTCGGAGTCCGGGACAACCAGCAGCCGCGACGTGTAGACCTTGTCGCGAAACTTCAAAAGCTCCGGTGTCGTTAGCAGTAGCGGTTCCCGCATCGGTGATGCGGACACCTGTTCGTCGGTGACAAGCATGTCGACGATCTTGGCCATGTGTTTCTCCAGGCGTAAAAAAGCCCGCACTCAGCGGGCTGTCGTGGGTTGAAATTAATGCGTGTGGTGGTTGCTGTTGCCACCGGCGTCGATGATCGCGCCAGCACTGGTGATGCCCTTCGTGACGTGTAATGCGCCGTCGATAGTCACCGCTGCTTTCAGGTTGATGTTGCCGGTGGTCACGTTCACAGCACTGTCCGTTATGACCGCCTCAGTGCTGGCGACTTTGATGGTCACCGTCCCGCTGGGCAGGGTGATGCTGTAGCTCTTGGCCTGCCAGTCGTAGATCAGCGAGCCGCCATCATCAAAGCGCCAAACTTCCACGTGGTCGCGGTTATCCGGCGGCGGGCCGGCATTGCCATACAGGCCCGGAACAAATGTACCCTGCGACACGTCACCGCTTGGACTGATTAAACTGCCCTGCTCGCCCATGGAAGGCGCCCGCCAGTGCCGGGCCTTGCCGGCGGCGATGCTGTGCCAGCGCACCCAGGCGCTGACCCAGTCACTACCATCCGACACCCGACACACCGGCGGCGATGCGGACAGATCCACCGCGACCACATAGCAAGCCTTGACCGCCCCCGCGATCATGCGGTCATGCTGGGCACTTGCATAACTCACGGCAGATCCTCAGGCCTGAATGGGCCGTCACCCGGGTCAACGTCAAACACCAACGTCCCCGGCGGCTCGTCACGCCACGGCCATTCCTCAAGACCGAGATAGACCTGCTGAGTCCATTCCACCAGCCACACGGTGTATCCATCTAAATGCGGCTGGGTCCAGTCTTGCAGCGCTTGCACAAATTCGGCGGGTTCAACTGCTAACCCCCACGTCTGCGCGCGCAGCAGCACCGCCAACTGGGTCGCTAACTGCACGGCCTGTTGGTGATGGTGCGGCTTGATCGGGTCGACGATGATGCGGGCCTCGAATTTGCAGACCAACGAGGTTTCGCCGGTGCCGATATCGGTACCCGGCTCAATCTCGGCCAGCTCCAGAAACACCGCCGGCAGCACCACGCGATCTGCAATTTTCGGCCAGGCTGTTACTGCCTGCACGCCTTGCAGATGGGTACGCAGATGCTGTTCTACCGCCTGATACAGTTGGTCCAGGCTGAAGGGTTCGTCAGACATTGCCTATCCTCTTGAGGTACTTCTGCAGCTCAAAGTTGAGCTCCTGTTTCAGGATCTCCAGCAGGCGCTCATCCGCCTTTTGTACCCAGCTATCGAAGTGTGGCCGGGCTTGCTCCAGCGAGACTTTGGCCTTGGCCAGCGGGAAGCGACTGCCGTGTTCTGCGACCCAGCCCGAACTCGCCCCGCGCCCCGGTGACACCATGCTGTCGGGGTAGTCGTCCGCGTTGAAGTGCTTGCTCGCCGTGCGAATCCAGATGTCAGGCTTGTTGCCGTAGACCTTCTTGAGGAACGCGCCCTGGTACCGCCGCCCGGCTACCGACACACCGCTGCCGGTCTGCCGTGCGCGGCCGATCCGGCTGGACTCGATGGCGTTCAGACCAAACCACAGCTTGCCGCTGGAGGCCCCGCCGGAAACCGGGTAACTGCGCAACCGTTGACGCACCGCCGCGACAGCGATGCGCTCCTGCCGGCTGACGGCCCGGGCGATGTGCGTGCGCAACCAACCCAACGTCTTGTTGATCGCGCGACGGTGCGCCGTTGCCGCAGCCTTGGGTACCAACTTGGCAAAGTCCTGAAACGCCTGAAGGTCCGTGGCCGAGGACTGGATGGAAATCATCCCGCCGCCGGCCGAGGGTTTGAAATAACTACCGACACTCATGGGCGCATCCTCAGGATCAGGGCGACCAGGCCGTCACCGCTCGGCTCCAACTGCAGCAGGTCGTAATCCCCGCCGCCATCCAAGGCGGGCAAATCGATACTGACCAACAGGCCCTGCACCAGGCCCTGCGAATCGCTGACGCGGATCTCGAAACGCGGCTCACGTAACCCGGTGTTGAGCTTGCCGAACTTCGGCTGCAACCAGGGCGCGGCAAACATACCGAACACCGGCTCCTCGCGACCCTCAATCCGTGCGGTGTCACCCAGTGTTTCGAACACCACTGCATCGACCTCGGCAACCAGATCGCGAAAGCTCATGGTCAGAGCTCCAGCAGGATCTGCGCACGAGGTCGGGTGCACAGGTGCAGCGGGTTGGACTGGGCTTCACCGGCCATGCCTTTGTTGAACGGCAGCGGCTCGATCATGCTGTAGTAAGGGATGCCCTGAGTGTTGACCGTTTCCATGTAGTCCGCCGGAGCAAACACCGAGATGTACAGATCAGGCACACCCTCAGGGACCAGCAACGCTTTGTCGTCGTGGACGAAAGACACGCCGGCAACTTTGCCACGGTAGCGCTCCCAGACAATGCCGCCGAACTCGAAGCTTTCCCGGGCATCACCGCGCAAGGCTGCCGCTTGCTGGCTGTTGAGGTAGGTTTCCTTGACTGCCTTGTGAACGATCAACTTGTTCCAGAAGTTCTTGCCGCAGAAGGCGCGAGAGCCGGTACTGGTCACACTGCCCAGTGCGTCTTCCTGCATATCCAGCGCTTCGCCGCATTTAACCCGCAGCTCGGTACTCTGATCGGCCAAGCCCATGGGTAGCTTCTGACGCTGCACTCCGAAGGACGCATAGATATCCAACAGAGGGGTTTGGCCATCGGCGTCGAGGATCAGGCCGTTGAGGGCACCCATGCGTTGGAACTCATGCGTCGCGTCCAACTGCCGCCGCGCTTTCGCCAGGCGGGCATTGACCACGTCTTGCACCGCTTGCAACTCGGTGCGGGTACCGAAGGCGCGAATGCCCTGGATCTCGTCGGCCTTGATGGTGAAGCGCTCCGGCAAGTGCACGGTGTTGAAGGGGATCAGGTTGCGCTTGCTCGACGCGACTACCAGGCCAGAGCCACCCCGCTCACCGGCAGGCACCAGCGCCAGGGTGTCGCCGTCCTTTTCAATCTGCACGGTCAGGGTCGTGACCCCTTCCTCGCGAAATAGACCCAGAGCACTGATGCGGCCCGGCAGGTACGGTTGTTCATTGAGTGCAGCGGTGAGCGCGGTAACGGTGAACGCTTCGTCGTCAAAAATGGCGATATCGGCCATGGGTACTCTCCAGAAATGAAAAAACCCGCTCAAGGCGGGCTGGGTAAACGCGGCTGATGGTCTTAGCGGACGATCAGGAAATGGGCGGCCAAGTCTTTTTCGGCGTCGACGTCGAGCCCCGTCAGATGCGCTTCGCTGACTTCAGCCAGCCGCACGACGGCGCGACCACGGCGCACCACATCCGACTCACCCAGCGGACCGAAGAGAATCGCCACGGCAGCCTGAGTACCGTCTTCGGCCGCCGGAGCGTACGGCGCGAATTCGCTGGTGGCCGTCACCAGGCCGAGGACCTGGCCCGGGTACAGTGCCGGACCAGCGGCAACGTTGATCGTTTCCCGCGAGATGTTCCCGGCGCCCTCGGAGAGGAGAAATTCACCCGCGTGGATCGGCTCTTTTTTGATGGTCATGGTCTTGCTCCTTTCGCGCCGTGCGCAGTTCCAGAGTGAGCGGCTTGTCGAGCGGCCCAGATCGAGGTGGGATCAGTTTGTTTGGCCAGCACCTTCGGCGCCGGGTCGTTGTCCAGCGGCAAGCTGTTGTCGATTTCGAAGCCTTTGCCGCTGCTGACAATCTTGTCGAACAGGCGCGCCCGAACTGCCGCTGCGTCCAGTCCAGCCGCGACGTACTCAGCACTGAATTCCGGCAAGCGCGCGGCCACGCAAAGGTCGTTCACCGCCTTGGCCCGTGCCAGGCCGGCCAGAACAATCTCTTCGCTTTCGAGCTGGGTCGAGCTGAGTAATGGCGCGACCAGGTTGCTGATCCCCGCCGCCGCGCAACGCTGGGTGATCATCAGAGCCAGCTTGGTCGAGTCGACCACCGGCGGATCGGTGGGCTCTAACTCCGGGTCCAACTCTGGCGGCTCGTCGAGCTGGGCCAGCAGCTCAGCCGGTGCATGCTGGTAACGCTGCAACACGCCACCTTGACCGAGACAGGCCTGAACCTTTATCCCGTCGCCGATTTCATCGGCAAGGCCCAGGGCTAGGGCCTCATTGGCGGTGAGCCAGGTTTCAGCAGCAACCAGCCGCCGCAATTCAACCTCATCAATGTTTGGCGCCTTCGCCTTGTAGGCCGCGATGATGGCCTCCATCGTCTGGTCGAGGACGTCGGCCACTTTGCGGAAGTCTTCGGCGTCACCCGCCGCGTAGGTCCAGGGGTTATGGATCATCAATATCGCGCTTTCGGCGATGACGACCTTGTGCGCACCGCACACCGCCACGCTGGCTGCACTGGCGGCCAAGGCATCAATTCGCCCGGTACACCGCGCGCCCAAGCGCCTCAACGCATTGTGCATGGCCAAGCCGTCGAACAGGTCCCCTCCGACGCTATTGAACGCGGCGATCACCTCCGAGACGCCGTCGTCCATGGCGCGCAGATCCTGCACGAACTGATTGGCGGTAATGCCCCAGGCACCGATCTCGCCATAGACGAACACCTCGATCACCCGCTCAGTGGCCTCGCCACTGGCCTGCACGGCGTACCAGGTTTTGTCCTGAACCTGCACCCGCTGGCCCGCGCGGTTGTAAATGCGCGGTCGCGCTTTTTTGCTCATGGTTGCTCCTTGTCGTCGATGGGCTCGACGGCGTCGAGAGTGTTGTAGTTGAGGCCCAGGCGCGTGGCCCGGGCTAGATCGGCGGCGTTTTCCGCGTCGACCGTTTCGGCGTCGTATCCGGTGCGCAGGACCATCTCACTACGCGAGGCAAAGCCCGCTTGGACTTCCATCCGCCGCGCCTGTACGTCCTGCACCGGCTGGATGTAGGCCCAGCCTTGCGGCACCCAACGGGTACGCAGGTATTCACGTCGACGCTGTGCGTAATCCTTCAGCACCAGGACACCCGACAATACGGCCATATCCATCCAGGCGGCACGCACCGGGCGGCAGAGTTGGTGGACGTAAACGCTGAACTGCAGTTGTTCCAGACGGCGCCGAAACTCATTGAGCACCACACGCAGCGCCCGGTCGTTGACCTCACGCATGTCGCCGGTGAGGATCTCGTAAGGCGTCCCCGTCCCCGCCGCTGCGGCCATCAGCTGCTGCCGCATGAAGTCCGGGTAGTTGTTGCCCGCGTCCGGCGGTTTAGAGAACTCGACCTCTTCACCCGGGCCCAGCTCCTGCATGGTGCCGGGCTCCAGCGCGACCATCGGCGTGAAGCCGTCGCGATCGTTGTCCAGTAGCTGGCCGGTGATTGGATCTCGTGGAGTCTGTCCAGAGTCCGGCGCTGGCCGACTGATGAATCCGGCAAACAGGTTCGCCACCTCTTGGCGAAACAACACCGCGTCGTCATAGTTGTCGAGACTGCGCAGGCGCTTCAGCACCGGTGACAAGCGCGGTACGCCGCGCAACTGGCCCGGCTCGACCGGCTCAAAGATATGCAGCACCTGCGAGGCCGGCACGCGCACCAACTGGTTGTAACCGGCGTTCAGCGACGACGAGTCACGCGGATGCGACAGGTACATCCAGTACGCCACCCGCTTGCCGCCCGGGGTGAACTCGATCCCGGCGCGGATAACGTTGCCGGTTTTGGTGCTCTCAAACTTGTCATGCGGCACGAACTCCGGCGCGAGTATCTGAAGCTGCAGCGGGACCGCGAGGCCTTCGTCCAAACTGCGCGGACGCAACCGCACAAAACATTCGCCCGAGGTTTCAACCGTGCGCGCCGCCAGCGCCTGCTGGCCGTAGAAGTCGGTACGCTCATCGGCGTCCGATTCATCAACCCAATCGTCCCAGAGTTCCTGCAGCAATTTGCGCAGGGCTTCGTCGTCGGTTTTCGGTCGCGGGGTGATGCCGGTACCGATCAGGTTGCTGACGCGCTTGTCGATCACGTTGAAGGCATAGGGGTCGTTGCGAACCGCGGCCCGGGAGCGCGAACGCAGATTACGCAGTGCCGGAGTGTTGATGCTGTTGACCCCGTTGTCGGGAGCATCCCAGCCAGTGGATCGGCGGCCCTCCCCGGCGCCTTCGTAACTGGCCTTGATGTTCGACGGCAACACGAATCCGTTACGGGTCAGCGTCGGATAGTGGCGGGCCATTAGACTCCTTTGCCTCCGTGGGTTAGCCGAACAACCCGCGAGCGAGGTCCGGCAGCGTTG